GTTTTCAGAAGGAAATGCTGAAATTATGGAAAATGTAATGAAATTTCCTTCGATTCTTAAAAATTTCGGAATTGAAAGTATTCGACTTAAACCTGTGATTAATATCGGAGAATTCTGGGAATAAAGGTGTAAAAACAATGGAAATTAATACTAAATTTTCTTTAGGTGATGTTGCATATCCTAAATATCTGGCTAGCCAAGGTGAAGTTGTTCCGGTAATTGTTGACAAGATAACTATTTCTGTAGAAAGTACTCAGATTATTGTTATCGTTTACAGGGTCGCAAATAATGGATTATTCAACAATACCATGTTTAATGAAGATGATCTTATAGATCTGGATGAAGCGAAAGTATTAGCATGTGAGACATTGCAAGTCAAACTTGATGAAATACAAAATAACATTGACGAAATAGGCTGTTAAAACTTTAAAACAACCGCATAACACAGGAGGACACATGTTCGACCACGCAGTAGACGACAAAAGTCTGTATATTCAAAAAAGATTTCCTATAACTGAAGATGAATTTAACAAACTTGAAGAGAAATATGGAAAATTATGCTGGTTCGCAGCTAATAAACTAGCTGCCAGTCAACACAGATCTCCAGAAGATCTTGATGATTTTCATTCCGAAATTCAAATCGGAATGTGTAGAGCCGGATCTTATTTCAAGAGACAAACTTTCATAGAAAACGCTTTTCAATTTTTAAGATCTCAAGAATTATCAAAATCTGACAAAAAAGAATTTGATGATATTGAAAATCTTTGGAATACAAAAAAATCAAGATTCGGAATCAAAGAAGAAGACAATCTCAGATCTATCTTGGACAATTACAACGAGAAAGATTTCGATTATTCTATTCCCCTAGATTTTGATGAGAAATTCAAAGTTTATTGCAAAGCTATTATCTGGAATACTTATAAAGCTTTAGGCCAGCAAATGTCTAAAGAAAACTCAGTCAGATCATCAGAAATATCCCTTGATGAGTGGCCGTTCTTAGACGGAGATCCAGTAACCAAAGATCCAGAATACATCGCAAACATGATCAACCAGCATGATTTCCAAAATGTCAGAAAAGAACTTATAAAACTTGATGACGACAGAATCATAAAAACATTTGATATTATCACGCATCACGATAATCACGATGAAATATTTAAACAAAAAAAACACGGAGAAATTAAAATTAATGCGGTAAGAAAACAAACTAAAATGTCATACCGAACAATCAACAAAAAATTAAAAACTATTAAAAAAGTCATTAAAAACCAATTTGGCGAATAAAAACTTAATTACATGACAGAAAATAAAATCCAAGAAGACGATAAACAAGATCAGTTCAATATCTCTGTTGAATTACAACGAGATATATTAAGTCTGATGATGACAGACAGAGATTTTCTTATAAGATCTTCAAATCTTGTAAATCATAATTATTTTACAGACTTGGCCCACAGAATAATATGCAAAATCATCAAAGATTATTTTGATGAATATAACAATCCTATAACTCTTGAGATTCTTACTCAAGAAATAAATGAAAAAAATGATCAAAACAGACAATTACCCAGAATATTGTCTGAATTAGACATTATTTCCGAAAGAACAATTGAAGTTTATTCTGAAAAAGAATATCTTTCCAAAGCTACTGTAGACTTCGCCAAAGCCCAAGCTATGAAAAATGCGATTATGAAATCCGTTGATTTGATCGGAACACAAGAATATGATAAGATCGAACAACTGATTCGTGAAGCCTTGTTAGTAGCTCCAGACACTTCTCTGGGTATGAATTTTTTTGAAGACATTAATGAAAGATATCAAAGAATTCTGGCTAATCTTGAAGGTGAAAGATATACGACTTGTTTCCCGACTTTAGACCGAGATCTTAATGGTGGAATTTCTAAGAAAGAAATCGGAATGATTTTCGCTCCGCCTTCAGTCGGAAAATCATTATTTCTTACAATGGTAGCCATTACAAATGTCCTTAAAGGCAAGAATGTTTTATATGTTTCTTGTGAAATGGCCGAAGACCGAGTCGGAATGAGAGCCGACGCGATGATTTCACTTATTCCGATTGAAGATCTGATAAAAAAATTCAAAGAACTCAAAGACCGACTTCAGCTTGTAAGTCAGAAATCTGAAGGCCGACTTTATATCAAAGAATTTCCAGCCGGCGAAGCGACAATAAGTGATATAAGAGCCTACGTTAATCAGTTACATAACTATACTGGATTCAAACCTGAAATTATCGTACTAGATTACATTGACGAAATCAGATGCAGTAATAAAAATGCAGATACTTATCAAGGACAAATAGAAACAACAAGAGAATTCAGAGCTTGGATGAGTACAGATAACTATGCCGGATATACTGCGACCCAATCTAATCGTGAAGCTCGTAGTGTAAAAGTAGCAACTGACGCCCAAATCGCTGATTCTTACGGCAAAGTAAGAATTGTAGACGCGATGTGGTCTTTAAACCAGACTGATGAAGAGGCTGTCAGAAACACAGCTCGATTATTTGTTGTAAAACACAGAAATGGGAAAAAAAGATACATCATTTATGTCTATATTGATCCGTATACTTTAAAAATGAAAGAAATAACAGAGCAAGACTATGAAAGAATAATGGGTACAAATACTTCAAACCCAGTTCTTACTGAAGAGAATGCTTAAAGAGAAGGGAAAAAATGGATAAACAAAGGTTTTTAAGACCAGTTGGAAACAAACTTCTTGTCGAGAGAGTGAAACTGCAAGACAAAGTAGGAAAACTTATAATTCCAGGAAGAACAGATAAAGTAACTAATGTCGCTAAAGTCATAGTTTCTCAAGGCCAAGCCTTAGTCCATGGCATCAAAGCCGGAGATATTATCACAACCAAAGATGCACAATATTTGAGTTATCCGATTATGCTTACGGACGAAGGTCTTGTTCCGTATGATGCCGACATCAATCTTGAAATTGTAGACCTGGCGAATGTTATTGCTGTATATCGTGAGAAAACAGAAGACGAAGAAGACTATACTCATCATATAAATGAAAAGGTAAAACCTGTAGAATGAGGAAAAACTATGGATCCTATTCCTGAAATGCTGATTGATATTAAAATCGGCGAAGAAAGATTCACTCGAAATCTTAATAATGATTTAAGTATTGATGCTCACAATCTTGATGACAGTCTTATTAATCAAGCTGCATTATACGGTTATTATGCTATAAGACTTCAACAAGCTACAGAGCTGAGAGACAATGCGGAATTTGAATATGAAAAAACTCTGAACGAATCAATGCAAGTTGTCAGGGAAGAACTTATGTCTTCAGACAAAGGCAAAGTCACAGATTCAATAATAAAAGCCGTTGTTAATACTCAAGATGCAGTTTTAGCTAGAAAGAAAGTATATCTCAACAGGGCAGCCAACAGAGATAAACTTTACTCGTTAACAAGAGCTTTGGAACAAAAATTAGACGCGCTCAAGAGTTTAGCCTTTAAACAAAGAAGTGAGTTGGACGCAATAACTTCTAGTTCTATTTATAAGAAAAGAGCCAAGGTTCCGATTTCCGGAGTCGAGGATGATGAGTAAAAAAAAAGAAAAGGTTACGAATTCAGATGTGATGGATTTTATAAGATCGTTGCCTGAAAATTGCAGAATACCTTTAAAAAGCGGAGATTTGATTCAGCTTTATCCTAATGACATAATCGAAGAAATTAACGAAAGAACAGAAACAGGAAAAAAGTATTATCTTAGAATTGCTAAAGCTGTGATGGACAAGAAAAAAAAACGGAAAATGGAATGATTGATGGGATTCTTAGTAAAAATAAAATATCACCCGAAAAAAGAAGGCGGAGCTTTCGGCTATGATACCGAAAATTTTCAAGAAAAAACATTGAAAATAGGCAATAAAGACGAAGAAATCGATTATTCTGTATTAGCAGTCGCTTTGATAAAACAACTCTCCAGAAGAGATATTCTTGTCACTGATATGGACACCATAGAATTTGTTAAGAAACCTTTAAAGATTCGAGAATCTTCAGATGGAATTGTCATAGGAAACAAGAAATATAAGTTTAACAATGTAAATGATCCTTCAGAGTTTAATATTACGACTGAAGAAGAAATAGAAACAAAAAACAAACCGATTCCTGGTAAAAAAAATGTTCCTGCAAAGAGACAATTTAATGTCATAAAGAGAGAATATTTATCTCCGAATGATAATATCAGAGCTAAAAATATAGCTTCGGATATTAATAAACTCAAACTTACAATAGGAAAAGCTTACGATATTATTAAAGAATCTGGAGATTATTATACGTTAATAAATGATTCAGGAAATCCAGTTCGGTTTCCGATGTTCGATTTCTCGGCAACTAAACCTGGATCTGATCTTCAATACAATAATGAAATGAATAAGAAGTCTGATGAAATACCATTATCTTATGGAAACAATAATGATTTTGGCGTGGCGATGCCAGAACTAAGAGGAAGAACAAGATAAAACTGGAAGGAAAAACAACTATGAATACAACACAAAAAACAAGACAAAAAAAAGTAAAAACAGCTCTTCGTTTGAAGCGAGAATCTGAAAGATTCGAAAAATCAGAACAAAGAGAAGAATTCAAATTACTTAAAAAAGAAAGACAAGCTGAGGGAACAAATAATTCAAGAACATTCGTCAATTTTCATAAAAAACATCTTCCGGAAAGAAACGCTCCTTGTTTCTGTGGAAGCGGAAAAAAATTTAAACTGTGTTGCTGGAACAAAACAAAATCAGAATTAAGAAAACCTATTCAGTTTGCTGTTGATAAAAATGTACTTGTACACAAAGATTTAGAAAAAACAATTTCTGAAAAATAAATGTAAATTATTATTTTTAAAAGAACTTCATTATAATGAAGACTGATTAAACAAAAAACTTAAAACGGAGGATCACTTTTATGACTACTAAAGTCAATATCGCTAATCTCAGAGCTAAACTTGCTCAACTTGCCGGACAGAACAGAAGTCTTGACGACAAATATCTGCTTATTCCTGATTATGATGCCAGCAATTTATCCCGGTCTACAATCCGGATTCTTCCAGGCCCAGCCGACAATCCAGACGCCTTTTTCTCTGAAACCATTCTTCACAGAATCAACGGGAAAAATGTCCAGAGTCCTAGAATTATGGGCAAACCTTGTCCTATCCAAGAGTATATCAGATACCTCTGGAATACCGGAGAAGAAGAAAACATAAAAATTGCAAGAGAAATCAAAGGCACAAAACGATTCTACTTCAATGTAATTTCTAGAGAAAGAATCGTAGCAAACAAGGAAACAGGAAAAGAAGAGGCCCATAAAAATGACGGACCACTCATATTCAGCTGCGGAATAAAACTGTTTCAAAAAGTTCTTTCATATATTGTAGACCCAGATTATGAAAATATGCTAGATCTGAAAGACGGATTTGACTTCAAAGTCAGAAAAGAACAGGTTGGAGGCTATCCGAACTATGACCAGTCTTGTCCTTCTAGAAAATCATCTTCGGCTGGATCAGATGAAGAGATCGAAAAATGGATGCTTAATCTGCATGATCTTAAAGAACTGATTAAAATCCCTTCATATAATGAACTCGTCCAAGAACTTAATATGTTCAGAGGAATCCAGGGAAATAATGCTGGAAACTCAAATTCTTCTGATGGCAAAGAACCATTAGTTCCGGTTTTAGCTGGAAAATCAGAATCTTTCGAAGAAGAAGAAAACGATGAAGAATTCCTCAAAACCCTTGAATCTATAAAGAAAATTACAAAAAAGTAAAAACAATGAACTAATTATTAATAAGAACAGGATGTAATAGTTGTTATTACATCCTGTTCTTCCTATTTTTAATAAAGGAAATAATAATGTCTAAAAAGAAAGTTATCGACGAAGAACAAGAATCTGAATCAAAACAAAGTAATAATATTGATATTATCAATGAAATATGTGCGACTGTAGCTGACGCTCAGATTTTAGATCCAGACACAACTGAATTTATCAGTACTGGAAATTTGGCTTTAGATTTTATATTTTCAGGTCGATTCTGGGGTGGAGGATTGCCGTTAGGAAGAATAACCGAAGTCTACGGACCTTCTTCAACCGGAAAAACAGTTATTGGAACGCACACTCTTCAAGGCGTTCAAAAGGCGGGTGGATTTGCTATTCTGATAGACTCTGAACATGCTTATGATGCTAATTTCGCCAAAAATCTGGGTATTAATATAGAAGAACTCATTCATTCAGAAGCTGAAAGTCTGCAAGACTGTTATAAATCAATGGTAAAGATGATTCAACTCATCAGAAGCAAAACCGACAAACCTGTTTTCATTGTCTATGATTCGATTGCAGCATCACCTTCAATCAAAGAAAAAACAGCTATCGAAGAAGGCAAAGATGCTCCCGCTGAAATGGGCGAAAGAGCTCGGATCAATTCTCAGTATCTGCGAAACATTGCTTCGATGCTCAAAAAACAAAAAATCGGAGTGATTATAATTAATCAGATCAGATCTAAGATAGGAGTCATTTTTGGATCTAATGAAACTGTTGCCGGAGGTGGAAAGAGTTTAGAATTTTATTGTTCAATCCGAGCTGATTGTCGTAAAAGAGGAAGCATCTTAGATGAGAGAAAGAAACCTATAGGCATCAAAATGGATGTCAAATGTACCAAAAACAAGATTTCTTCACCCTTCAGAGAAGCTAAAGGTCTAGAGCTTTATTTCAATAAAGGTATTTCTCCGATTTCTGGATTGATTGAACTCCTAGAAGAAGAAAGAAGAGTCAATAAATCTGGGGCCTGGTATTCTATTGAAGGTTCTGACAAAAAATTTCAGTCTAAGAATTTCGTTGAGATTCTGTTAGAAAATCCTGAATTGATAGGAGCTCCGAACAGAGAATCCGTAGAAGAATATATCGGCCGAAACAGAGTTTCATTAGAAGAAGCCGAGAATAACGAGAATGTAATTATTGAAGGTATTGAAGGCGAAGAAGAATAGTTTTATCCGTTAATTAAAACTTCGCCATCAATGTTTTCTTCTTTTTCATCTAAAGGAATGATAGAAACTCCGTCTCCTTCAAATGTTTCAACATATTCGGTGATGATTTTATCCTTACTAGAGTCATCATCAATATTTTCTATTTTATTTTTCATAGTTGTCCTCCATTGTTTATTTACATTTTAATTTGTCATTTCTTTGACAAAATTCATCAATTCTAAATCTTTGAGATCCCAAAGTCCGAATTTGACTTCTTTATATGAAACATTGTTTACTTGTTTTCTGAAATGGTAAATCCAGCAAGAAACAGCCAAATTGAAATTCAGAAAACAATGATCAAGTCGTCTGTGATTAGAATTAAGATCTGTATCTCCCATAAAACCTTTCATCTTGTCTGCGACAATAAGACCTTCGTTTGTAATGTCACAAAGATAACCGAATAATATAGGATTGTTGTCTATGTAACCTATTTCAGAAATCAAGTATTCTGAAAATGGCGCAGATTTAACTTCTAAAAGTTTTCCGAATACAAATGCCGGTTTGTATGAAATAACGTTATGTTTTATGTATTTAAAATAATATGAATTAGGTTTAAGTTCGCATGGAATAAAAATTAGATTTTTCTTTGGCATTATTTTCCAATCTTAAATTGACTTCAAATTTGAAATCTGTATTTTGAATATTATTACTGACATATTCTTTCATTCTCTCTTTTCCATATTTTATTAGGAATTCATTCCAGTCTTTTAATACAGGTTTAATGTATTTCAAATTAAATAAGCCGTTTTCTTTCAATATTTTCGTATTTTTTTCCACGGCTGTTTGTCCAGCCGAATCCTTGTCAAAAGCTAAAATTATATTTCTAGCCTTTATTAAAAATTTGATCTGATTTTCAGAAATCGCAGCTCCTTGAATTGAAACAGCATTGAATCCGCATTCTGACAATGAAATCATGTCAAATACGCCTTCAGTCACAAAAACATCTTGATTTTCAAAATTCCAATCCTTAGAGAATAACAAATCTTGTTTGTTTAATCCATTAAAATTAAGATATTTAGGTTCTTGATTATATAAAGACCTTCCGATCCAATAAATTATTTTATCATTCTTGTCAAAAAATGGAATGATAAGACGACCTTGATATCGTCCGTTAAAACAATATCCCATTCTCCATTTGACCGGATCTATTTTTCTTTCATCAGAGACATATCTGATGGCCTTCAGATTGATTTCTCCATTATTCGAATGACTTATATATCTGAAACTTTCTGGCAGCTCAGAGGACGAACTGTTATTCTTTTTCTCTTTAAACTTTTCTGCGACTTTTTGTCTGAGTCCGTCAATCTTATTATCAAAATTATCAATAGAATCCTGATTATAAACAGTTTCAAAAGCTTGTTGTTTAGAACATTTGTCTGTATCAATTACAAGTTTCCATAAAGGTCCAGAATTGTCTGTTTTCCAGCAATGATAACATTGTTTAGACGGTGAAATTGAAAGTTTGAATTTATTGTCTTCCTTGAAAGGACTGTTAACAAGATAATCTCCATGATAGTGCTTATAAACACCAAATCTAGATTCTATCCATCTTTCGAGCTTATCTTGATCAATTTTCATTTTTATAGGTTAAAACGGCGAAGCTTTTCATCTCTATTATGTAATAATAAGAAAAAGGAAATTCTAATTTTACAATGAAAATAGGCTACATTTCACATTCGAGACTAGAAGTATTTGATCAGTGTAATTACAAATATAAACTCAAATATCATGATAAAATAGATCTTAAAGAAGACAAAGATTATTTAGAGTTTGGAAAGTTCGTACATCTGGCATTTGAACTGATCGTCAAAGAAAATATCAGTCCAGAAGAAGCTGCCAAAAAAGCATATGCTGAACATTACAATTTCGGATCTGCGCATAAAGAAAAGATACCAAGAATATTCAGGAACTTCAGTTATTTGAACGAATCTTTAAAAGAAATCATGAAAGAAGATGTCGAAAAGGAATTCAGAATTCTGATTGAAGATTTTGAAATCTATGGTTTTATAGACCGAGAAATAACTTTTGAAAACGGCAAAATAATGATTATAGACTACAAAACCAGCAAAAAGAAAAATGAATTAAATCTGAAACAAGCTATGAATAACGGCCAACTGATGAAATATGTTTTTGTTTGTCATAAAATGACGAATGTTCCTGTAGAAGACATATATGCTATGCTTTTTTATGTAGATAGCGGAGCTAAACACATAGTTTCATTCGACCATAACAAAGTCTATACTCATATTCAAGAATGCCTTGAAAAAGCTCGAAATATAAAAGAAATGAGACCTGAGCAGGCTAAAGCGAATATTCAGCCTTTATGCGGATGGTGTGAATTTAAACAAATCTGTAATCCATATCAAAGATCTTTAAAATCATAGCTTATAATCAGTGATGTTTCTGTATATTTTATTAGCTTGATTCTTCACAGATTCTGTTCTTCCGAATTTTCGTATTCTTTTTAAAAGCCATACTCGCATAGAATTCAATTCTGGAGAAAAAACTCTGAATTCTTCTGAAACAGTTCCTTCAAGACCTAGTTCTTTCCAAAATTCTTTCAAAGAAAAAGATATAAGATTTTCGGGCATTTTCATGTTTTTGACATAGTCTGTGAAATACGAACAGAACATGATCCAATTCGTGATATCATCAGAGTTCAAAGTTCCTTCCATGATTCTGAACTCTATCGCGCCTCTAGAACTATAAGCCCTTATATTCAAAGATTGATTTCTATGTTGAAAACAGGCCCCGACTAATTGTCTAGGAGCATAATTTTTACTTAAAATGATATTTGATGATTTTCTTACAGACTTACAAAAATGATTATTAGTACGTCTAGACGGAAACGCCGAAAATATGATTGATTCAGATTTGAGCCAGTAAGCTAATATTTTGCCTAATTGATGAGTAGAAATATCCTTAGACCCGATATGAATATGCAAACCGCAAGAAGAATTAACTTTCACACCTTTTAATTTAAGAAAATCTGATACCTTTCTTATCTTGTCTAAATCTTTAAATCCAGACATTACGGGTGAACATATTTCATATCCGCAACTAGCATCTGTTTTGCATATCCATTCTAGATTATCTACATTCGTTTCCCAACTCCTGATCTTTATCTTATCCCTAGGAAACAATTTTCTGATATAAGAAGCCAATTTTCTTCTAGAGACAGACTTATTCACTTCAAATTCTACACCGAATTTTTTACAAAAATTAAAAAGATTTGTTACAAGGATGAAGTCCATTCATCTTTATTATAGATGATAATGATATTAAAATGAAAACTTGCGTTAAAATATGCCACGATAACAAAGAGATATACGGAAAAAAAGAGTGTTTCGATTCCTTAACAGAACTTTCTAAATCTCTTAAAATCAAAGTTGAAAAAGGATTTGTTTTTAGCAAAATAAAAATTCATGATTTAGAAGACATTATAAATATTATGAATGGAAAAAAGAAATGTCCCGATAATCGAGATTGTTTTTTTATTCCAGATTCTGACAAAATAATCAAAAGAATAAATCCAGAAAATCATCTGGAATATGAAGATCAGTCGAAATACGCTAAAAAAAGAATAAGAAACTTTCTTATCTCTAATAAGAATATGACCTTGACTCAGATCATAGAAAAATCAACAGATATCAAAATAAGCCGAGCTGGATGGACAAACCATCTGAATAAAACAATCCATGATCTTGAAAACGAAGGCTTTATTGTTGAAAGAATTAAAAAAAGATACTACGTGAGACAACTATGAATCATTATGATCCTTTTGAGACAGAACTTGACCGTATAAACAAGTATTATCGTTATAAAATAGTGACTATCATTCCGTCTATGTCCTCGATCCAATATACTCCAGAAAACATCCCAGAATTTTGTACTGGAATGTTTTTAGAAGCTATGGAATCTGGCATATGGCTTATGTCTATAAAAACATGTAAAAAAGATTTCTTTTATCATGGTCAGATTATCAAAATAGAAGAGAATGAACTCATTGATCCAAAAAGCATGACCAAAGACCAGCGCGAAATAGTAGAGAAACAATTCAAAGAATATGAAGAAAGAAGAAAACAAGAAAATAAAGAGTACGAAGAAAGAATTCAAACTCGGTATGACAAAGACAGTTCTGGAAATGACATTCCAGACGTCATGAATCCTAATGACATCGAGGGTACGATGGACATGATCCAAAAAGTGCAAAAAATGGTTGAAGACAACAGAAAAGAAAACTATCTCGACAAAAGAAAAAAACCAGAAGAAAAAACTGAATCTTAAAATAAATTCTTCAAGAATTCATGTAAGAGTGCAAAGATTCCAGGACTAGCCACCAAAGACCATTTCCAGAATCCTCTGATCTTTTCGGCCCTGAGTTCATGTTCAGATTTAATTTGATCGCTTATTTTTCTGTCAATTTTATCAATTTCTTTGCTGCACTCTTCTGAAGACTTTTCTACATCTTCTTTGAGTTCTGAAAGTGCAGACAACAATTGACTCTTAAGATCTTTAATATTCTGATCAGAAAAAGAGTTTCCTTTCTCTAGAAGTGCGATCCGAGTTTCATATGAATGAGATCCGTTACCGATTATTTTTTGACTTAAAGAATCTACTTGTCCGGTGACAAAACCAAGTTGACTCTTAATTACAATTATATCCTGTAAATTAAGATCTTCGATCAGTTTTTCAAAGGTGTCAAGAGTGTTAGAAACATTATGATATAATGATCCTAACTCTTGTTTGATGATCTCATCACTCATTTACAACTCCAAGTTTATTATTAATTTCGGCTAACTTGTTGTTTATTTCAAAAATTTGATCTTTTGTTCTTTTTCTTTTAAGAAAGGTGAGATTCTTTGTCAGCTCTGATATCTTATTAAGTTTTCCAGATATTCTTTCGCACTGGACATTTAAATGATCTGCGGTGCAAGATCCGTTTTGATTGACGGCGAGTTCAGACATAACTTATGTTCTCCTTAAAACTAATATGAATTATTTATTCACTTTGAGGAGAATTTTGATCTGATTTTTTGCGCACAACTTCTAGAGTCTTTTTTTCAAGATCCCAGTTGATCTGACTAGCTGATCTTGGAACATCTAATTCTTTACAAATCTGTTCCTGAAGAGTGTCTAAAGACTTTCTGAGTCCATGTGAATTCTGAAGAGTCTCAAACAGTTCTACGCATTGAGATCCCAGATGAATAAGAGCATGTTTATACATCAATGTAAGATGTTGAATATCTTTGGCTTGATCTTCTTTAAGTTCATACTTCTCTACATAAGAATCATTCTTTTCATTCATTTCTTTCTCTCCTGTTATTTTGTTATATTTTTTTCAAGAGCATGAGTTCACTGTCAAACTCTGCAAATGCCGAATTGACATATTCGATCTTGCATTGTTCAAATTGTTCTTGTTCAGATTCTTTAACGTAAAATTCGAAATCTTTTCCTTTTTTAGCTTTAAGTTGATAACCTGACATCTTGATAAAAGCCGAAAGTCCAAGATCGCGACAAACGCATACCACCATATTTTCTTTACTTTCTTTTTCAGTCATTTCTTTCCCCTTCTATCTGTACTTTCTAAGCCAATGATCTCTGTCTTTGTTTATGAAATCCTGACCCTCTTTACGTGATTTGTTATATCCTTCGAAGTCTTCAAGAGATCTACTTTTTACCACCGAAATATTGGCTACTATATACAAAGTAGTTCTTACGGTCCGATCTTCCTTAGTTTTAAAAAAAATACTTAACGGACTTAAAATAATACTTCTATCCAAAAAAGTCGCAATAAAAGGAACTCGACTTTCTATTTCTACCCTCTTCTCTCTCCTTAATCCGCCTAAAATCAGATAATCATCTTGAGAGACATGAACTTCAGTCGATATCTCTCGATTAGAAGTTACAGGAAAAAACAAATCTTTATCATTACCTTCTTTGTGTGACAAGACTTCAGACATAGACGCCTTGATTGTTGTCCTAATCAGGCTGTCTGTACTTTTTTGATCCATGATCTCAGGAGTTACTTCGATTTCTACGCCTATATCAATAAAATTAATCCCTGTGGTCGAAGTTCCATTAGGCAAGACATTAACCGAGCTATAGGGTTCCTTGTTAATAGCTTTGATTTTACCTGTTTTTCCGTTGTCAACTACAATCACAGGATCGGCTATAACAACGCCGTCTACTTCTTGAACAATTGATTCGATTACAATGTTCCAAATATCTTCCCCAAATTTGCCTGTCAACTTGAAGAGCGCGGCACTGTCAGGATTAACTAAAGAAGGCAAAGTCAAACTAAATCCCTGAATTATATCCCCCTCGTCTCCGGCAATCTTTTCAATTGCTCCTCTTCCAGAATTTCCAAAAGAATTATCTGTTTCTATAATAGAAATCCGAGCCTGAATCAGATCTTGTCCCTGGATCAAAACAGGGATCATTATTAAAAAGATGAATGAGATGAGTACTAAGAGTTTCTTGTTCATCAGAATGAATCCTGGTATGGTTCTGGATTAATCTTCATGAGATTCAGCAAGAATTAAAGCTCCTTTAGCGACGGTATATAAATGGTCTTTAGCGAGTCTTATTTCACCGATTGGAATCGGGAAGTTTTGTCTGTTTAGGACTTCTTTGAAGAATTCAATAAAATATTTAGGTGATGCAGTTCCGCCGGCGACGACAATATCAACCGGATCATCTTGACCCATTTTAGATCCAGTTTTCCTGATTCCATCTACAATACCCTTGATAGCGTTCTCAATCATGATTTGATAATGATAGATGATTGAACGTTCAACTGCGCTAGACGGATCTTTAGAAAGATCAATACTTTTTTTAGCTTCATTGATATAGGAAGCCTTCTCTCCGCAATGTCTTGCTGCCTGCGCGTCAAGCCAGTCTCCGGAGTCTGTTAAGGAGAACTGGAATAAAGGTATTGAAAATTTCGCCGCACAAACATTGATCATTCCAGATCCGAAACTCAGGGCGATTCCAGATCTCTGTTTTGAAGTTAATTCGGCTGCTATTATACAAAATGCTTCATTAACCGGAAATGATCTCAGGATTTTACCTTCTTGTTTATATCTATCTAAGATAGACTGAATGACTTTTTGATGATATTCGGCGTTTGTTACAGTATTTATCGCATTAGCCGGAACTGTGAAATACAAAATAGTCTGATCTGCAGACAGATTACCAATAAGTGATCGAATCATTAAAGCTAAGATATTGAAACTTGATTTCTCTTCTACGGATAAGATTCCGTTTTTCATTGGTCTTCTGTAGTCTTGATTCATGCTTATAGCTAGTTGTCTTGAAGATTCACCGAGGATGAAGATGTTGTTGTCTATCTCAACAAACGGGGCTCCGGACTGTTTGAGCATGTTGAGCATAAATTTGTTAGTGTTTTCTATTTGGTAAAAACAGTTCGTCTCTTTCTTTAGTTCAAGTTTCTCATCTTTGATTTTAGCCAGAACTAGGTTGTACGTTCCGACGTCGAGGCCTATTCTGTCGATTGTTCCGCTCACTTATTATCTCCCTGTGATTATAATCATAGATTATAGTTTTTCATTTATTTATCTATGATTTAATGTCATTTAATTTGCATTTTTTGACCGAAGTCGATGGTTGGGATATTGACTTCAAAGTCTTCTTCGGGTATAAAGACGGGTTTTTTTTCTTCTAGTTCTTGTTCCGTCGGAGTTGATATTCTTACATTATTATTTCCGTCGATGGTGATATCGAGTTTTAGATTAATGGTAATCTCACCATTTCTGGTTTCTATTTTTTCGATTATATTTGTAGCTTTGTCAAGTCTGGGCATTGTTTATTTATCATCTGTGTAGTTTATTTTGATGAATTCTAGCATCTTTTCTAATTCTGATGTGTCAGAGGGTAGTTTCCAATGATGGAGGAAGTAAACGTATTCTAAGATGGCGATACAGGTTGAAAGATCGCCTAGATGAAGTAGTTTGTGATGTTCTTCACATAGGAGGATGATGTTTTTGTCTGAATTCGTACCGCCCGCGCAATGAGGATGTACATGATGGTATTCCAATCCTCGCATCTCTAGGCAACATGTACAAGTTTTGTCTCTTCTTTTTATGTACTCTTTAACAGATTTTGGTATATTTTTACGAGTTTTTCTCACATAACTAAGATAGGCGGTAAATTACGAAAACTTCGAAAAGTGTTTTATTTCTTTGTACAGGTCGGGGATTTTTTTAATTATTTCTTTTTTGCATCTTTTTAAAGCTTGGTCATTCCAGGCCAAGTATTTTTCGTATATTTCTTTGCATTTTTGTCCTGTTTTGATTAATTCATTATCAAATTTAATTTATAATGAA